TCCATAGTTCAATTGGTTATCAGACACCGTATCAAGTGTATTATTCAAAGTGAGAAAGTCTTACTATTCGTGTCCACTTTCTTGACATAGGTCCAATAACAAGAAAGTTATCTTGGTGATTGTATTTGAGAGGTACATCTTTCATATTGGTCAACAATAGAGCATTTCGATCTATAAGTTCTATGAATCCACGTTTCTCATCCCCAATAACTGTTTCCTTGTTAAAAACGATGGCATAGCCTTCTAAAACCATCTCTTCGTTTTCGTTATTAAGTCTTAATTCTGATAATCTAATCTCTTTATTCATAATAAAAACTCCTTCGATATATCAATTGTATCGAAAGAGTTTCAAATATTTGGGGGTCAAACTGAAGACTTGTTGATATAATATTAAGTAATGAGTTAAATATTAGTAAAAATCATAAATTGGGAGGATTTTTTCATGGAAAACGAAATAATAATTGCATTAATTGTTGCTGGTGCTACTTTACTTGGTGCATTAATTGGGGCACTTACACAACCTATATTCCAGTTTTTGAGCAAATTTCAAGATGAGAAGATTGATAACAGAAAATGGAATCGAGATGTAAAGTTTAAAGAATTTGAACGAAAGAAACAATTATATATTGATGCACTTTGGCTTTTAAGAGAGATACAAATTGGTTTTGATATCGATGTAGATTTGGCTTTTCAACAGGCAACTATTACTGAGGCTATTACTAATGTTAATACAAAAGCACAACAATTTTTGCCTGAATTGATGTTACTTTCAAATACTGTTATTTTTGATACTTTCAATGAATTGCTTAAATATTCTAAATTCACTTATCCTAATTCTGATCAGAGAAACCTTTTTGAAGAAAGCAAAACCGAATTTGGGAATCTTCGATTAAAACTATCTAGACTAATGCAAATTGATCTTGGTATAAAGCATAACATATCATCATTAAAAAAGGCCAAGTGTACTCAGTGTGCTGCAAAATTAAAGGGAAAGACAATTTGCAAAAAGTGTGGTCATCTAAATACATTTCCACAAATAAAAGTGATTACCGAAGACTAGTTATTTAATGGGTTTGATTTCTCTTTACTTCATTTGATAATCATTTGCCTTTGTTGAATCAACATAGTTCAAACTTTGAAGTCGTTTATTACCATCTTCAACTGGTTCTAGACCAAGTAATGCTCTAGATTCATTCAAACTCATGAGACCTAATCCCATGAGTTTTTCTATTGCATTGACTTTGGTATTCCAGGATGCATATTGTAATCTCTCACTGTAAAAGATAATTTGCTCTCCATCTTCCTTTTGCTTTCTTGATAATAAGATTCTCGAAAACTCTTCCGACAGTTTGATGGATAATTGTTCAATTGTTCCTTCATAAAAAGAGTTAAATTGGTCTTCGGTATAGTTGTTGTTGTAAATTGGTTCTGACACTCGGAAATAAGAAAGAATTTTTTTGTTGAGGAAATCTAGTGTTGCTGCATCCACAAGTTTAGGGTCACTTGAAAGTGGAACGTAATCAGCTTTTAAGTCTACAGGGATTATCGCAGAATTGTTTTCCTTGATGCTTGTTCGTAATGCATTATCGAAGATTTCCTTTTGCTTATTCTTATCCTCTTGAGATAGCATTGCATTCATTTTGAGTAACCCTTTAATTTGGAATGACGATTTTATTGCATTATCAATACCTTGCAAAATTGAATCATTAATTGCAATTGTTTTGAGTACAGCTCTATGATCTGCAATCACTCCATTCCCACCGAATATTTCGTTACTATAAAAGTATCTTTTCAAATGAATGAGTGAATCATAAGAAATGAGATAACTTTTTCCATCATCAAAATACATTTCTAGAAAAGTTGTTCCACTCGTATCTTTCTTAACTTCAACAGTATTTGGTTTAATTGGGTATAGTGCTTCTATCTCATTACGATCATTATATTTCGGATAGATAAAGACATTATTGTTGAGATATAACAAAGACACAATCTTATAGATAAAATCACTTGGACTCATTAGCTCATTTGGTTGGTGTTTTAATAAGTATGACAAAGAACCCTTTTGTTCTTCTACAAGGGTCTTCGATTCTTTAATGTGTCTGGGTTTCAATTTTGATGCATGACTTGCTATGCAATCAATACATATCTTCACTGTGTCAGAGTTTAGGATATTCGAACCAAAGTCACTAAAAATCTCAGCGACATTCACTGATAAAATTGATTGTGATAAATCTTTTGTTTTCTTACGATTGAAGACTCCCATTATCTCACCATCTGTTCATATTCGATTCTATATCGATTTAGTACTGCATAAGCAATAATCAAAGCAACTGTACCATCAATTCTACGGAACTTACTACTCAGTTTACTTGGTTGTATATTTCCATTAATATCAATTTTTGCTTGAGTATTTGCTAGATTCCATTTTAAGATTGGATTGTTGTTATAGTTAACAATCTTGTTCTTAAAATCAGCTTCCAATTGCTTCATGGGTTCTGACAATGTATAAACACCTTGTCTTACTTTTTCCATGGTAAATCCCATTTCTTCCATTTCCTTGACCCAGTAGAGTGCATTCCAAGGATCATATCCAACCCACAATGGTCTTATACCATCTTTTTGGACTCTCTCAAGAAACCATTTAGTGACTAGCGAAAAATCATTTTGATTTCCATCTGTAAGTGTGATGAACCCTTGTTGATGCCATAGATCGTATGGAACTGAGTCTTCTTCAATTCTCTTGAGCATAACATCTTTTGGCATAAAGAAATGTGGAAATATATACTTTGTATTATCTTTTTGAATAAGTAACAATGCACAAGTTAAATCTGTCGTATTGGATAAGTCTACAGCTCCAATTGCATATGTGTTTTTTAATGATATCATATGCTTTATCTCATTGTTTAAATCTGAGAAGGTCAGCCAAGAACCGGATTCAGTTTGTTTTATGTTGAAGTCCTTACACAGCATAGTAACTCGAGTCGATAAGTCGTTTTTAGACTTGTTCATGATATCTTCTAGATAACTTTTGAGCTTGATACTACCTAACGAGGGGTTTGATTTTTGCCATGTCTTTTTATTTGCATAAATCTCATCTTGTGAATCTTGGGTGTATAACCAAGCTAATAGTTTTTCATCTTCTATCTCACCCTTAATCATTTTTCTACAGTATTGAAGCTTCTTATCAAGAAATCCTTCAGTCACTGTACCTTCTGTTGTGATGATGAAGATGAGTGGTTCTTTTTTAGTCGATTGGCTTTGTTTGATCGCATCATAAACTTTTGAGTCAGTCATCTCATGAACTTCATCGATACAACCTACTTCAATGTTATATCCATCCTTATTTCTAGATTGAGCTGAGAGTTTCTTAATTTTGTTCTTTGTTTTGGGTGAGTATATGTAGAATATATTCTTCTTGCTTCTCTTTTCGCTTGATAGTGCTTTTGAACCCTCACGCATATTATTGATTTCTTCAAATAAGATACTTGCCTGGTCTGAGGTGTTACTGGCACAAACAATATCAACTCCACCACGTGACAAGAAAAATTCAGCCAAGTCGATTCCAGCAACAAATGTAGTTTTTCCATTCTTTCGAGCGATTAATAAAATGACTTCATTGAATCTTCTGAATCCTGTATCTGCATACTTAAAGCCATATGCAGTTTGTAGTAGTGCTTTCTCCCAAAGTTCTAAAAGAAATGGGTGTCCATTAAATGGCGATTTCGTATGCTTGCAGAATGTTTCAATAAAACGGATTCTAATATCTCCTGCGTGTAAGTCGAATATGAATTTAGGATTATCTAAATCTAAAACAAGTTGATCTAGGACTGACCTCAGTTCTTGGCCAACCAGGATACTCCCATTCTTAATCTCTTTATAGTAATCTAAAAGATAGTTCATAGACCTTTTAGGAACTTATCAAGTTCATCATCTTCTTCACCACTATTTTTGCCCATTATTGCACTAATTGTTTTTAACGTAGATGAGAAAGAAGACATCAGTTTCGTATAGTATTTTGCTGGTTCGCTTTGACGCTGTTTTCCACTTGTTGATACTTGAACAGCACCATATTTATGTATCTGTTCTTTTAATATTTCGAGTTCCATTTTCATGAATGCTGCCTGTTGAAGCAATTCTTCAACCAGGGTTCTTTTTCCTGAGTCTAGACTATCCAAAGCAAAAAGGCTTGAAAGCCTTATGTACTCTTCATAGACACAATTTAGTTTACTCATAATTTGGTACCTCAAATATTCTTTCTGGACATAATAGAACATTGCCTAATAATCCAATACCAGTTAGTTGGCGGAATGACTCGTTTCTTTTTCTTCGCTTAAGAAGTCCTTCTTCATCGCATACTATATAGTGATTCAAATATCTTGCAGGATAGAGTTCAATATAGCCCTCAACAAGGCTTTGAAGTTCATCCAGTGTGAAGTATTCATCCTTTGGTGTAATCGTTGTTACGGTTCCATCTTCTTTGAATAAAACTGCATTCTTTGGTTCTTTAGTAATCTGATAAATTCTTAATGGTACAACATAGTTTCGATTACATTCATCACAACATTTTTCTCCATTAAATGGTGATGGGTTATTCCCATGTCCTGTGAATGTTTTATTGCAGATTGAACATCTATTCATAGCTCGTTTCTCCTACTTTCACTTTATAGATACTTTGTATCTAACAATACAAATACCACAAAGAATTTAAATATCCAGTGAATAGAGAAATATTCGACCGGCATAAGCGAACCTCCATCAAGTGATTTGTAGTCATTCAAGATGGAGGAGAAGCGAAACCAGTAACGTAATCTCATATCAGGATCACCTTGTTTAAGGGGTCAAAATCAATGAGTGTCGTTTCCGTTTCGACTTTAGATATTTCTATCTAGTTTTGATTCTATCAAGTAATTGCTAAATATTTGGGGGTCAAACTGAAGACTTGTTCTAAAAATGTTCTACGCGCGTGTAGGGGGTGAAAGTGTTTGGTCTCAAAACGCAAAAAAATCTCAGAATCAAATCCGAGATTTTCAAAATTTAGGGTCACGTATTTTAGATGTGGGGCTTGCGGTCGTGTGAAAAATCTTTACTCTTTACTTATGGGGGGGTTACTCATCAATCTCATCAGAATCTTCATCTGTAAATCCATGAGTATCTACTGGTTTATTTCTATGTATATCATCATGACATGCCGTGCATAAAACTAGTAAATTGTTTAGAGTACTTTGTCCTCCATTACTATACAACTCGACATGATGATACTCTGGTTCTTTGTAATCTTTAAATTTTAAACTACATTTCTCACATCTACCATTTGCTCTATTATACAAAGTAATTTTTTCTTCTTCTGATATTTGTCTAGAATAATCAAGTTCTTTGATTTTTAGTTCTAAAATGAGAAATTCTTTCAAAGTGTTTTTTCGGTTTTCGTTCAGTCTTTCTGCCCAGCCACCACGTGCATTATCATAAAACCTTTGAATTTTAATGTCCGACGTTCTCCAATCTTCATCGTAAACTCTAGAATGATACATCTCCACAAAATTTCGAATTTCTGCTTCTCTTCCATTAATTGCATGTGTGTCTCTTAAATCACTAATCACTGAATAAACTGTTTGAATCCATGCATGTTTTGAAAGATATTGGTAATTTCCTGGTTCAATAGGAAAACATTTTAATAAATAGTTTAAGACGCTAAGAACCTTCTTGTGTATTTTCGAGTCTATATATATATCGTTTTTGAATTTATCAAACATTTCATTAATTGGATTAGTGCTACAATCTTTTGATCCATATTTTTCATAAAAAATAATTCGAGCTACATCTTCATAAGTCTTATATCTTTGCTTATTTATTCCAATTGAATAAGTTATGAAGTGGTGATTAGCAATACTTCTCATGACTTCAACTATTTTTCCTGGTTTAGCATTTAATTTCTCACCCATGTATAATGGCTTTCCTCTTTGTAATCTTGAGAAAATCATTCTGACACGTTCATCATCATAGTCTTTCATTATTTTTGTCTTCAAATCATAATTTAAAAATTTTTCTCTATCTACACTACTCAAATCTTTAAAAGTTTTTCCATCAAGAGTAGATTCAGAAAACTCCTTATTCAACTTAATCTTATTGTTGTTAAAATCAAATATGCAATTAAGACGTTGTTGACCGTCCAACAAATCAAATTCATCAT